GTTGTAAACGTAGAAGAACCACCAAGTGTTGATGGGCTTGTGAAAGAACTAATACCATTACCATCCGTACCATTACAGATTCGATAGTTTGCAATAACAATATTGCCATCGACAGGCGCTTGACCAATCACATCATCACCGAATGTGATTTCATATTGACTATCTTCAACTTCCTGTAAGAAGTACACTGCACTATTCGCTTGAACTTCAGTAATATCACTTGCAAGATTATATCGAACTGAACTTGCATCGGAAGATGAAGTCTGAACGTCAACAGTAATTGATGTTGTATCAACATTTTCGTTTGGAAGAATGTAACGAACAGGTGAGTTAGTATTTACTGTGAACCGATGAGTAACTGGACGACCTTCTGTGATTGTAATTGTACCAGAATAGTTATCAGTTGAAGAAAAAGAATATGCTTGTGGAGTAACAAACTTATACGCTTCACCATCAATTGTTGCAGAGAACTCAGAATCTTTTGCAACTGTGACTGAATCGGGAGCACCAGTTGGTGTGATTTCAACAGTAAGTGTTGTGCTTGCGCCACGAGCAGAGCGAGGAACGTAGTTTAACATCTTTGCTCGTGATACAACACTATCTCTTAGCAAAGCAGAGTCAAGAAACATCTCGTTACCGACCATGCTTGTATAAAACGCATTTTGATATGTGTTGTATGCAAGAAGATCAAGCAACATACTGATTGTTGAGCCTTCAAAGTTATAGTCGGTAAACTCTGGCTTCGAAGCAATATAAGTCTTCATCGACTCCTTAATATTGTCGAAGTTGAGACTTGTTACATTGATTGCTGAATTAGCTGCCATCTATCGCACCCTGTCTAAAAGAACATTTACCGAGATTGGATTTACATCATTTCTCACACGGAATGTAATTGTTACGTTAATTGCATTTTGATCTTCAAAAAAATCTGTTACAATATCATCAATAATTGCTCTTGGTTCGTAGTTATCTAATGCCTGACGAATATTCGTTGAAATCTCATATTGTGTAATAGAATCCATATTTTCAAATAACTGAGAAAGAATATTACCACCAAGATTTGGACTATATGGTCGTTCATAAAAGTTAGTCAAAACAATATTCTTTACGCTCTGCTTTACTGCATCACGGTTTGTTAATGCTTTCACATTACCAGTGACTGGATGAGCAGTAAAACTCAGAGGAATATCTTTGAATACTGGTTGTTTAAGTTCAGGCATATATCTTCTCTTTGTTTTTATTATTTATAATCAAAAACCAAGTAGTTTTGTAATACTACCACCAGAGGCTTCTCTTGATTTTTTAATATCTGCTTGCCATTCTTCATAAGAATTATACGAGTTGACATTAGGTTCTGACTCGACTACAACTTGTTCACCCGCAATAGTTACAGTTTCAATTGGTTTGTCTGCTGGAATAGATGGTTTTGGACAATCACTCTTTGAGATATCACTTTTAATAATAATTCTACCATCAGAATCTTCTTCAAACTCAACTGGTTCAAGTTTGTCAAGATTATCTAAATCAGTTTTCATTTCGGTAGCAGCAGCCGTCATGTCGATTTTAAGTCTTGAAATGATTCCCGGTAATGATTCTTTTGCTGCATTCGCTTCTTTACTTGCAGCACCAAAGATACCAGCGATACCTTGTCTAAAGATTTCTGCATCTTTTTCAATATCCCCAGTACTTTCTGATGGTAACGCTGTAGTTGTAGTAGTTGTTCTTGAGAAAGATCCTGGTAAATCAGAAGCAGAACCACTAAATCCAGAAGGGACAACGTTTGCAAAATCACCACCCGTAACACCTGTGCCGCTACGAACAAAACCTTCGGGCAGCACAGTTGTACCACCAAGAGCAGTTTCTCTCCCATTAATTACCTGCGCTTGTTCTAGTGGTGTAAGTTTTTTGATTAATTCGTCATACTGTCTCTGCTTTACCTTCTTTTTCTTGGCAACAGTTTTAGCATAACTAATTTCAAGTTCTTCTTGACTTCTATTGCCTTCTGGTGTAAACACTTTTTGTAACGCACCAAATGCACTTGACATGGTAGATTGAATAGAATATTCAATTGGAGTAACTTGAGTTGCTGCAACATTCTCATCATCAATACCGTCTGGTGCATCTTCCATCTCAAAATCATCTGCTTCGCCACCAGCGAGAGGAGTCGCATTACTTGGTACATTGAGACTAGCCGTGACATTAGTAACAGATTCAATTGTTGTGCCAGCGTTAATCGATGGGAACTTTGGTATATATGGTATGCCTAATGACTTTGCAACTTTTGTAGCGATATTGGGAGACAAATCATCAAGACCAATATTATTAATATTTGCTGCTGAGAAAGCAGCCTGAGCAGCCTGAGCAGCAGTTCCAGTAATTCCATCAAATGCGACTTTGCTAAACTTTTCGGTTACAACAGCTTTTACATTTGAGGCAATTCCAGCAGCTTCTCTTGCCTTTTCGACTTTATACTGTATAGGAAGTGTTGATTTCAATCCATCTATTTGTTGCAACTCTCCAAAATTTAATCCACCATTTCTTTCATCAGCGAGTGCATCTGAATATGCATTTGCAATGAGTTTTGATTTTGGAATCTCCAATTTATTTTTAAGTTCTTCTGGAGCAGGTGCAAGTTGTGAACCAACATCTCTAAACTTAATTTCACCCCCACCCATTACTTCTGGCAACGTCAATGATTCTGTTTTTGCAGGAGTAGGGATTAAATCAACGACTGGCGTAGCTAAACCCGACAACACAGATGTCACGGTATCACTGAATGTTTTTACTGTTGGTTTTGCTTTTGAAACAACATCAACATCATCTAATATAACTTCATCATCACCGAATGCTTCTTCGTCAGGAAGAAGAGAAACAGCATCTGTTATTGGAGCGTCTGGAACATATGCTTTTGTTTTATATTCATAACCAATAATATCCCCAAACTCGTCATACTGTGGTTCTGCATCCATATTTGGAACTAACTTACATGGATCAAAACTTGATAATGTACCTGCAAGATCGCCTAATGCTTTTGTGATGTCTCCAGTAAACTCAGATAATCCACCAGCAATATCACTCAAACCATTTGTAATATCAGATAGAATACCGTCTATATCAAAATCAGAGTCGCCAAACAATTCTCGAATCTTATCAATCTGTTTCTGTATTTCCAATGCTTTAAATGGGTCGGCAAGCAATTCGAGTAACTCATTAATCTCTTTCTGAAGATTAGGGAACTCTATTTTAATTTCTGGAATTAGATTTTCTAAGTCAGCAAGAGCATCATCAAGAGCATCACCAAGTTGATTTTGGAGGTCGCCAATTGCATCAGCAATACCACCTGCTCCTGATGTGAGTTCTGCAAGAGCATCTTCAATTGCTTTTTGTGCATCGTCTAATGCTTGTAAATCTAAACTTACACCACAAAGTTCTAATTTAGCCATTATAGATCATCCACTGTTGAATCTGTAGTATCAACTACACCAGTTCTTGCTGGAGCAACTGTATTCGTGTGATCGACCTTACCACCAACAGTAAAGTTGTATGTGTCAGCGCCGATGTGTTCGTATTTGTCACCATCAAATCGAATATGAGCGTCACCATTATAATCAATAGAAGACTTCGCATTGTATTTTCTTGTAGCAGCACCAGTAAATGTCATCGATGATGTTGACTGGAACTCTTCGTTAGCAGCACCAGTTGATGTATGTTTAAATGTGCCACCATTTGCAATACTCATGTTACTAGCCGCAGCAAAGTCAATGTTTTTAATTGAAATAATTTGTGTATTGCCAGAGACTGTAAGTTTACTATTGACTTGAACTGTTTTTGCTTCGGTATGTTTAATCGTAGTTTTTTTACTCTTACCGACAGTTTCTATGTATTGACCATCAATAATAGAACGACGGTCTCCAGTTACTCGCTCTGCTTTCTTACCATTGATTTGTGTGTTCTCGTCTGTAAGAACTTCTTTCAAATCGTTGCCTTGAATCTTTGTAACACGGTCACCACGAACTGTAATATACTGGTTGCCGCTTACTTCTGTGTAGTGATCGCCTTGAACATATAACTTTGCATTACCCTTAACAGTAATCGATTGTTGCCCTTGAATATAAATGTTTTCATCACTGATTACGATTTCGTAGTTCTTACCTACTACTTTTGTTACACGAGTACCATCAGATTGAATCTCTTCAAATGTACCAGCATTGTGATAACGATGAAGTCTACCTAAACCTGGAGTATCGTCAACTTCAAATACATGCCCAGTTTCAGAACGATAAACGTGGTTATAAGGATAAGAAGACCCTTTTTGATTTGCATACTTGTCTTTAACTTCGCCACCATATCTTGCGTTCGGTTCACTCCATTTTGGACGCTCAGTAGCATAATCAGCGTTTTTAGATTTTGTTGGACCAACGGCGCCGTTTAGAAATCCTGTTTTTTCGTTTGTTGGTCCATAGTTATCTCGCATCGATTTGATTGGTGGAGCTGTTGCTGTTGGAACATCATTCAGTTTGTTGTTTCTTTTTGCAATCAATGTTGCATCAGACTCAGCAACCTTTGAGTTTCTTGCAAGTCTTGGCGTATCTGGTTGATACAAACTATCAAGTTTTGGATAGTTACCTTTTGGGTCACTGAATCCATCGGTACCAATGTCTGTTGGAATACCAGCAAGTGTTCCCATAACAATCGGTCTTTGTGCTTCTTCACCATCAGCAAAGAAACCAACAACCCATGTACCTTCTACAATACCAGTCGCACTCTTACCAATACCGCTAATTGCAGCAGATGTGATATCTTGAACTGGTTGTGCCCATGGTAAATCTTTTGTTGGAAGATCATCAAGATTGTCTGTATGCCAACCATAACAGCGGACACGCACACGACCAAGTTCAAGAGGGTCAGCACGATCCTCTACAACTCCATACC